GGCCAAAGTCACGGGACAACCGCATGGCGCTACTCTTAAGCCGGTCCAACTCCCGCCGGGCACGATTCACGCCACGCCGGACCCCATCCGGGTCAACACCAACCCGGACCATCAAAGTATTAAGAGTCGCCATCGTAACCCGCCAAATCCTCCGTCCCGCCGAACGCGCGGTTAATCACACGCACGATCGCCAGCTGCTCCTCCGGTGTCTGCGGCCTACGGTCCCACTCAGGGATAAAATCGGCGGGCGCGAGCGGCGTACCCTTACCGCGATTCACGTTCGCAACCGTCGCGCATACAACCCCGGCCAGAACGTCCGCGCGCGCCGGACCGAGCGGCCCGGCCACACGCTCATACGCCATCCACTCCGTCAACTCCCACGAAGGGACACGCTCCAACAGCTCACAAACCGGCATCCCCAACGCAAGAGCCAGACGAAAGTAAAACTGACGCTCTGGCCTTAGTCGAAAGCCTCCGTCAGCTCCTCAACATCAGCCCTCGACATTCCGGCCAGCTCCACCGCCTTATCCCGAATACGGAACGCGTCCATCGGGTAATTCTCCCAAAACTGGCGCGCCATGTTCCGGGTAAGATACGGGTGGCCGCGCTCATCCACCACACACGCGGACAGCAGAGCCGGAATGACATCATCCATCACCGAACCATCCGCACCTTCGGTGATAGCCGCGTAACCCGCCTCCAGCCGATTACGGATCGGTCCCGTGATAGACCGGACCAACACCTCCCCGCCGAGATCCGGACACTGAACCGGCTCCATAGGAACCTCCGGCCGCGTCGCGACCCTGGCCAGCACCTCATCCTTGCTCAGAACCACAGACCATCACCTTTCTACATCGGGGGAACAGGACCCGTAAAACAACCTACGGACCACTACGCGGCCGACAGGTTCGGCTTACCACTCACCTGAAAAGTCACTTCGGCCGTCAACTTGTCATCATGCGCCGCCTCCGGCGAAAACTGCGTCATAACCGCCTTAAACTCCCACGTAGCGGCGGGAGTCACCGGCCACACGATCCGGTACGTGCGCGGCTCAGAGTCGTCCAGATCCGCCGCAAGCGAATCGTGGACGCGCGGGTCATAGTTAATCTCCAGGGACACTTCCCCGCCATTCTTGAGACCGCCCACGAACTCTTGATAGGCATCCTGCGAGTCATGGGAGGTAACGTCGATAACCTCCCGGCTCAGCTCCGGACCCCCGATCGTCGTAACGTTCGCAACAGCCGCGAACGTCTCGGGGTCCGCCCCATCGCCGCGCAGCAACTGAGTACCGAAGGCGTTAACACCCGGCATGGATCACTCCTTACTCGTGTAGACCCGGAATCGAAGAACCCCATGACGCAACCCCGGCCGGTCCGGGTCAACCAACGTTTGCCCGAATTCAAAGCGCGTGGCCACGTGCACGAATCCAGGCACCATCAAGGGTTGCTCGGCTAGCAACTCATGAATACGCGACATGATCGCGTTAGCCTCCGCCATGCCGCGATACTCAGACCAGACGTCCAACGTCACCAGCGTTGCCCGACCGTGAACACCAAACGCGGAATCCGGAGTCTCGATAGCCGGTCCGTAACTCACATACGGATACGCCGTTCCCTCCGGCGCTTGTCCATCGAAAACACCGGTGATCATCCCCGCCAGCGTCACGTCCCCAGTCAGCACGGCGTACACGGCGGACTGTACGGGCGTGAACCCCGCGTAGCCACTCACAACCGCTCCCGCACCCTCTCACGCACCCGCCGGGGAAACTCCTTACGCTCAGCCTCACCAGCACGCGTCAACACGGGGTTCGCGGTGATCTTGGACGTCCCGAATTCTACGAACTGGGCGTAATACGTGTCGTCGTCGAACCAACCGACGTCGGCTTGCGTACCATCGCCTATCTCACGAACACGCACACGCTCCCGAAGACGGCCCGTGTGAACACCCACCGTGTTCTTAACTTCGTCCCGGATCGTCTCCGCCGACTCCTCCACAGCTGCCCGAATACCATCTTGGATGTTCTCCGGCATCCGGCGAAGCTGGCGGTGAAGCAGGTTTAGCGCCGCCGAGTCCACATGCACAGTGATACGCGCCATCACTCCCCCTCAGGCTGCAACCGCTCCACCGGCAACTTGCGGTACGTATTCCGGGAGTTATGTACGCTAGCCAGCACGCGGAACACATCACCACCACCGCGCAACTCATCACCGCGCCGAACATCCGCGCCGAACGGTACATACACCGTGTGAGTCAGCCGCGCGGCCCATTGATCCGCTGACTCCCGCTCCTCCGCCGTCGGCTGACACACCATGCAACGCACCGTCCCCACCTGGGACCACGTGGTGGAAGTTCCGCCCATCCCGTCCCCCGTGCGGGACGGGCGGAACACGTCCAAAGAGCGGTTCAGGAACCCATCAAGCACTACTAACACTCCCTAGCAGCGACTTACGCGCCTTCCCCGCACGCTCCAACGCCAGTACGCGCTCCCGCTCCTCCGCGTCCACCTCCGCCAGGTACACCTCCACCTCCGCCACCGTGTGCTCGGAAGGATCGAAGGCCTTCGCGGCAGGACGGGGAAGCACCGACACGGGAACCCACTTAGACGCCCGCTCCCGCTCCGGCATCTCCCGCTCGAGCTCCACTACCCGGCCCGTGAACTTGTGCGCGTACCTGTACATACCGCCCCCTTATTCGATCGGACAGAACCACGGCTCCCCGGGCTGGAAGGGCAGCGGAGACGACAACCACGAACCGCCATCAACAACACCGACCGCGCGGCGGATGATGCGCTTTTCAGTCCGGGTCAAGTACAAACCCGAACCGTCACCGCCCCCGCCGCCCTGCCAGCCGTAATCACCCAGCTGCTCCCCAGACCGGCCGAGCGGATTCTGAATCCCCCGGCGGACCGCGTTCACGATGACCGGCACAAGCGCGGGCGGAAGCGTCTCCGGCGTCAACTCCACGTCCCCCGCCTCAAGCTGGACAAGGGAAGACACAGCGTCGATCAGCGCCATTGCCATTGATGCATCCACGCCATCGAACCCGGGGAACGCGGCCAGCTGCTCATACGTGATCAGCCCCACGCCACACTCCTTGTGCAGCGCTGAACAAGACAGGGTCCGTAAGTCGTTTTACGGCCCCCGTCCCGCCAGCGCCCATCAGGCCGCGCTCGTACCGACAGCAACCACCCGGTTGCCATCCACCAGCGCGGCACCAGCGAAAGTGGACAGCACCGACTGTTCAGCCAGCAGATCCGCCCGGTACTGGCGAATCGCACGAATGCCGATGCCACCCTGAGTGATCGCGGCCGAGTCCACGCCCCCTCCCGGCTCGGCAGGCATCGCGGTAGCGAACGCGAAGCCGTCCCGCACGTACGCCACAGCCTTGCCCGCATCCAGCGCCGGAGTTTCGACCACGGTAAACCCGTAAATCGAACCCATCTGCGCGGTCCGGATCGCGCTAGACTCACCGCCGCCCACGGCGTCAAAGCGGACGAAATCGGAAACGTTCAGCAGACGAGTGAACACGTCCGGAGCACACGCGAAGAACCGGCCGCCCCGGGGAACATTCGCGCTCGTCATCTGCTCCCGGATCTGCTGCATGACGCTCTTGGTGTCCGACTCAGAAGCCGTCGCAGCAAAACTCACCTCAGGCGTAAGACCGTTCATCACAGCCGCCAGCTCATCTTCGGCCGCGCGCGCCACAGCCTCCACCTGAGCCTCCAGAACCTGATTACCGAATGCCTCCAGGTCCAGAGTCCGGTCATGCTCCGTCAGGGTAGCCGCGTCATAAATGTGCGACAGGGACACGTCCACCGACGTCTCCGAAACCGGAGAGAACGTAATGGGCGTACCGTTGTTCGCATCCGTCCGGCTACGCTTGTTCGCGGTCCGGGTACTCCGGACGCGAACGGTCACCGTACCACCGTGCGGACCGGTCATCTCGCCAGCCGGAACAGTGGCAACGGTGTTGACCAGAACCAGCTCCCGCCGCAGCAGCTGGATAGCCAGACTGGAAATCTGCTCAGCAGTAAGCAGAGTGTTAGCCATCTAGGCGTCTCCTTCTCAGAGTCCAGGCGCGTACTTGCGGCGCATGATCCGTTCCGCAACCGCGCTCACGTCATCCGCCGGGTCCTCATTGGAAGCACCCGGCCTAAGGTTCTCCTTAGGCGGCCGCCGGTCATCCTCCGGCTCCTCATCCGCCTTACCGAACGCGGCCAGAAGATCCTCCGCGTCCGCCAGCAACTCCTCCCGCGTAGACCCGCGCAACCGCTTCGCCTGAGCCTCCGTAAGACCCTTCGCGGCCGCCACCTCAGCGCGAAGCGCCTTAACCTCCAGCTCCTCCGCCCGCTTCTCCGCAGACTCCACACGCTTACGAAGGTCGGCCAGCTCCGAATCACCAGCACTCGTCATCTGCCGGAGCTTGTCCAGCGCGTCCCTGTTCTCCTTAGCACGCTGCTCCCAGGTACGCGCGTACTCCTTCCACTTCTCCGCCTCCACCCTCCAGTCCTTTTCGGACTCGACCGGGGCGGGCGTGCTGTCGGCAAGCTCCTGCGCGGTGTTCTCCGACTGATCAGACATAACAACAACTCCCGTTTCGGGTGTACAAAAAGCCACCGTTTCGGCGGCCAAACGAACTACTCGCGACCCTCAAGCGCACGGCGGAACGCCAGCCGCGCCTCACGACCCGACAAACCCTCCGTCACCCGGTCCCACAACTCCTGGTACCTAACCACAGCTTCCGGAGGTTCAGAACCCGCAAACGCGGGCTCCAAACTGCATTGATCGTGGTCGTGTACCTCCAGCTGCGGTAGCCGCGTACGGCGGGGGCGCATACGCCTACCCGTC